GATCCCGCCTCGCCTCGTCGCGCTCGGCGGTGAGGGTTGCGTTCTCCTGCCGCAGTCGCTTGTTTTACTGCCATGCCTTTTAGAGCATCGAAACTGCCTCGGTCGGAGTCATCTCTACGATCACTTCTCCTTCGCACCCCATCAACGTAACGGGGCAGGAAGCATCAATCGTCTTTGGTTTCTTCTTGCTCACTTGCCGTCCTCCTGTGGAAAGCAGTTCCAACCGTGATTCTTCGCAATATCAAACGCATCAGGTTGCACATCGCGGGATACCCGCCCGCAATACATCCGCCTTGCCTCGTCGCGCTCGGCGGTAAGGCGTTCGATGGTGTCTGCCGCCTCAAGCATGATCGACGGCGCGAGGCATTCGCTGTTCTTCCTCAGCAGGTTGACGATGTCAGCAGCCATGAACGTCTCCTTCTTGGTCGGAGTCCTGGTCCTCCCGGATCCGACGGCAGGAACCGCACAGGGATTCGGGAGGATCGTCCTTGATACGGCAGTCGCAGACATGCCCATACTTGTCCTCAAGCTCAAGCCTGTTCACGGTGCCTCCGGGATTTGGTGGGTAGCAACCGCCATGACATCCGCCATCGCCTTGACGAGATGCGCCGGGACGTTGATGGAGATTGCAGATTCGTCCGCACCGCTACCGGCGAACAGGTAGAAGCAGACCATGCCATCTCCAATGTTGGCTTCCGCCTTGAACTTGAGCTTCGTGGTGTCGTCCAGCGCACCCTCATCAAGGTGGTTCTGGATGTCGATTTCATGGCGGCAAAACTGAAACGTAATCCATGAGTCACTTGTAATCACGTGGCTACTCCCTTCTTGTTTGGTGTCCACAATCGCACTTTCCCTGACTTCTTCACGTAGTCACCCCGGCGCAAGATGTACGCCATCCGCGCCTGGGTGATCGCAACGGCCTCGCTCAGACCGGCCTTGACATACGCCTCCACGACAGCGGGCCATCCGCCGTCAACGATCTTCTCTGCACGGGCAGGGCCGATCCCTGGGCACCCGGCGTAGCCATCAACACGGTCACCCGTGAGGGTCTGCATCAGGTGCGTCCGGTCGGCATCGGCCTGACTTACCTCAATCACCCCGGCGTCTGGGTTGTTCGGGTTGAACCACTTGCCCGGGATCGTCCTCATGTCCTTGTCGGCAGACACGATCACAACGTCCTTCTTCGGGTCCGTTGCCATGATGCCCATGACATCGTCGGCCTCGAGGTTCTTCCACTTGACGCACGGCCAGCACTCCATGATGTAGGCGCGGAGTGCCGTGAAGCACACAGGCTTTCGCGTGTCCTTGCGGTTTGCCTTGTACTCCGGGAAGATGACCTTACGGAAGTTCTCTGAGTCGCTGAAGCAAACCGTGTAGGAGGAACCGTTCAGCCGCTCAACGAACTCAACGATGTCGATGTCCACCCGGCTCTTGGCCTCCGCTAGATCCGCATGGAGAGTCCAGAAATCGTCCCCCCAATGGATCGGCTTCTCCACGGACGCCGACGCCGTGTAGCAGAGGATGTCACCGTCGATGACGATGTGGGTACTCATGTCTCCCCCTGCTCCTTGGATCCGGCAACGACTTCCTTCATACGGTCCTTGAGCATCTCGGCAAGACCGATGATCTCCAGGCTGTTGCCCTTACACTCAGTCATCAGCGCGTAAGAGGACTTGCTCCGGTCTTGGTAGCCGATAAAGAGAAATGCATCGACCCGCTCGGCGACAGCGTCAAGCAGCTCGGTAGTCGTGATGAGTGTCAGATCAGGCTTCATGCTGGTTCCTTTCCGTAATCAACCTTCTTCAGCGACCGCAGTCGCTCAATCAAATCCTTCCGCTGTTGCGACCCCGCCGGCCACACCCGTATCTGCGCCATCAGGTCCGCTTGGATCCGCTTTTCAACCAGGTAGGGGGAGACCATCCGGGCAACCTGGATGGCCGTGTCCCCCCAGACCCGCCACTCCCACGCGGTTCTGCTCCCGTCCCGCTGCTGCTTCTTGCTGATGTGTCCGCCCCACTCTTTCCGCATCGCCTCAATGACGTACGGAAACGTGTTGGAGACGCTGATCGCAGGAGTCGCTTGATGCCAGACCGTGAAGCATCCTTCGCCATCCAAATAGCCAGCCAGATAAGCAATCCAGAGGCTCCTTTCAATGAGTCTCGGCCCATGAAGACCCGGCACGAAACTCCCCGGCGAGAGGGCAGCGGAACCCAAGTCGCTCCCCCGCCCACCCGATTGAGGAGACCGCACCGTTTCCAACACGCTCGGCCAACTCCGCTCGGCATTCGATTTGAAACTCGTCATGTATCCACCCCACGACGGCGTAGTCGTCACCCCACGCATAGCCCGACAGGGCCATGTCGCGGACGAACTCCACCAAGGCAACCTTCATCACCACCGCGCCGGCAGACTGAAGCAAAGTGTTCAGGGCCGAATGCTCCGAGCGGATCGGTAGGTGGCGACCGTCAAGGCCGACCAAGTACCCCCGCTTGGACGCCGTGGCCACCGCATCCCTCAACATCTTGTAGGCCGGGACCTTCTTCTCAAACGATGTCCGCAGGCGGCGCCCAACCTTTGCGTCACAACCCAAGACTGAGCCGAGCTTCTGGTCGCCAGCGCCATAGATCATGGCGTAGATCAGGGTCTTGCTCTGGTTCCGGGCTGCTTCGTGATCCTCGTTGTGCTTGTCACGCTTGGTGCCGGCGGTCGCCAAACCAAAAGCAATCGCGTTCTCCCAATGGACGTCTCCGCTCACCACGGCCTTGCCGTAGGTGCCGTTGTCGTACTGGTGGAGGAAGTGCGAAAGGCACCGAAGCTCAAGTCCGGATGCGTCCGCACCAACCAGGGTGAAGCCCTTCCTTGGAAGAAATAGTGACCGACATTCCTTACCGTAGGGGCTCCTCGAGGCGGGGACTTGGGCCATGTTCGGGCGGGCATGGGAAGCCCGTCCGGTCAACGTGCCACCCGGGTTGATGCGCCCGTGGATCTTGCCGTTCCGCACTAACTTGATCCAGGCTTCCTCGCCTTCGGCAATCTGCCCGAGCCGCTTGACCACCAACAGATACTCGGTGAGCAGCTGGGCCTCGGGGTACTTCAGTTCGGACAGGATCTCTTCGTCAATCCTGGGCTGTCCGGAGGGGGTGACAAGCACGGGCTTCCACCCGTAGAGCTCGTTGAGTCCCCGGGCAATTTCCATACGACTGCCGGGGTTGAACGGGATCGTCTTGGTCTTGGTCTTGAGGTACTCCTTCTTGGGAGGGAAAACCTTGACGAGCTGCTCCTTCAACTCAATCCGCCGCGACAGCAGCGTTGCCGTCAGCCGCTCTGCGCCGGTAATGTCAAACGTCCACCCAGCAATCTCGATGTTGCGGCAGATCGCGGAAACTTCATGCTCAAGGGCCAGCGCCCGGTCAGACACTCGCTGTTGGACAAGGTGGTGGTACAGCCTCCGGGTGACCTCCGTGTCCAGTTCGCAATACCGCTGCATATCCTCAGTCCATCGTGACCAATCAGCGGCTTCCCCAAACTCCCCCTTGTGGATACCGAGGCGATATCCCCAAGCCTTCAGGGAGTGGCTTCCAATCAGGACCTTCGGGAAGTCCTTCAGCTTGAAGTCATCGTTGCGGATGTCCGGGAAGGCAAGCCGCGACAGGACCAACGTGTCGATGATGGGGGCAGTCGGGACAAACCCAAGCAACTTCCGCAGGGCGGGGAGATCGAAGTTGATGACGTTGTGACCGACAATTGCCGTAGCAGATTCAAGCAAACGAAGCGATGCGGCGTGACCGATCTCCTGATAGGTCGAAGCCAGGACGTTTGCCGTGACCGCGTCACGGACCACGATGGAGTGGATGACCGTGTAGTTATCAAGAGCGTCGGTCTCAATGTCAACGATTACTGCACTCACAGGACACCCGCAATTCTCTCTCCGATCCATGCCATGCAATTCACCGCCATGCTGTTTCCGAGCGCCTTGTAGCGCGGTCCGTCCGGGCAGTCCTCAGCCTGCTTCTTGCGCCACGGGATGAGCGTGTAATCATCCGGGAAGCCCTGAAGGCGTTCGCATTCGCGGGGGGTAAGGCGGCGCACGGTCATGGCTTGCGGAATCAGCGGCGTCCCCCGCCCGGTGCCGTCCTCGCTAGCATCAAAGCCCTCGCCGCGCAGGGCGTGCGCCACCATCGGAGTGTTCCGTCCGCTTGCGTTGCTATTGGTGTTGACTGTTCCAGCGATGTTGCCACATCGAACTTCTCCAATTTGGTTTTGCTGAAACGCCACCGCCGGCGGCGAAGGAATGCCAAGTCCGCTACCCACCTTGATGGCAGGAGACACTTCGGGATGTTGGTTCACACCGTGCGTTCCGCCCGTGCTGTAGAAGGCGTGAGCCACCGCATGACCGTGAGCAGCCTGCAACGTGAATTGCGGATCGCCGTTCTCCCCCACGCCCATAGTCATACGCTTGTCGTTGACCGCATCGGGCCGACCGCCAAGAGTCAGCGTGTTGATGGGGAACGCCACCGCTACCGTGGTTGCCCGCGTGTCGCCCTGATCGAACAGCGATAGCGTGGGGTTGACCTGCCCATCCACCCAGGTCTCGTCATCGGTTACGGACTGGGCGCGCTTGGACTTGGTGAACGGGACGGGCTGAACCACTACCGGATGATTCATTTCATGGAAGCCTGAGCTTCCGGTTGAAGCCCGCATGGCAGCAACGGCATCGTCCTGCTGTAGACCATCACGGTTGTTCTGCCAGCGGTAGCCGATGGGCTGCGTAGTCAGGTTGTAGCACTCGTCGCCTGCGGGTCCGCCTGTTCCCTTTGCCCATTTGCTGCTGACTGTTCCAGCGCAACCTTCAGCATCGGCGGAAGCGCCTTGCCCCGGCGTTCGGCGCGGCGAAGAATCCCGCTGCACGCTTTCGCGCTCAAAGAGAACCTGGGCAGCACGCCCCCAATCTCCAAGACATCCGACAACGAAGACACGTCGCCTGCGCTGCGGGACGGCGCGGGGATGCCCGTGTGTTCGCACCCATTGAGCGTCCAAGACCCTGTAGGCCCACCCATACCCCAGTTCCCCCAGCGCCCCGAGAAAGGAACCAAAATCCCGTCCTCCGTTGCTTGACAAAACACCGGGGACATTTTCCCACACAACCCATCGAGGCCGTAAACGTGCAGCGATTGCAAGGTAGGTAAGCATGAGGTTTCCGCGTGGATCTTTGAGTCCTTGTCGGAGTCCCGCAACACTAAATGACTGGCATGGTGTTCCGGCCACGAGAAGGTCAATTGATCCGGGTTGAAGGGGCCATTGCTCATGCTTCGTCATGTCTCCGAAATTGGGGACGCTGGGGTAGTGATGCGCGAGTACCGCGCTTGGGAATGGTTCGATCTCGCTGAAGCCAACCGGGGTCCAACCCAGGCCATGCCACGCAACCGATGCAGCCTCAATGCCAGAGCAGACCGATAGGTACTTGATGGTCATTGTTGTCTCGTATTAGTAAGCGTTGCGAGATCGTTACATTGTCTCGGTGATATCAGGCCATGCAAGGGTCAGAACGGGATTTCCTCTACTTCTCCCTTGTCCGTAGCAGGATCAAACATCGCACACTCGCTCATGCGTCCCGTCTCCTTGTCGTACTCGAGAGCAAGACACGTTCCCGTCTCGCCGGTGTAACGGCACTTGAGAACACGGACGCGAGTCTGGTTTCGGTTCTCGCCCTGCTGATTTCGCTCAAGAGCGATGACGGCATCAGAGAGCTGCGCGATGCCCTGGCTTGACCGAAGGTGACTCAAGCTCACTTCCCCGCCCTCCTCATGGCTCCGTCCGTCCACGCGCTTCAGGTGGCAGACCATGAACAGAGTGATCTGGGTTTCCTCAACGAGCGTCCTGAGCTTGGTGACCAGGGAGTCAAGCATCCTGCGCTCGTCGCCTTGGCCATCGTTCAGCCCGCTGACTGCGATGGATATGTGGTCAAGTACCACGGCCTTACACCCAAGGCCCTTGCCCATGTAGCGGATACGGTCAAGGAGGTTCTGCCCCTCGGTGGACCCGAAGTGGTCATAGAGGAACACGCGGTTGGACCCGAACACACGCTCAAAGGACTCGCGGAGTTCCGCCTTGTTTGCCCCAAGATGAAGCCGGCGGTTTGCCTCCAGGCTCATCAGGCCGATGGCGGTTCGCGCTACAGATTCCTCAAGGGCGATGTAGCCAACAGGAACGTCTCGCTTGATGAGGTGGTAGGCAAGCTCACGGCAGAACTGACTCTTACCGACTCCGGTTCCTGCGGTAACCGTAACCAATTCCCCAGGACGGATGCCGTGAAGCATCTGCGTCAGGGGCTCCCAGGGGTAGGCGATACCCGGAGAGGCGTCGAAAGACTCAATTCGCTCCCAGATATCCGTGGCCGCAACGATGCCGTCAGGGCGGTAGGCCGGCGCATTCCACATTGCGTTGACAAGATCCTTCGACTTGCCGTTCCTCATGCAGTCGTTGGCGTCCTTCAAGGGAAGCTGGGCGATGAATGCTTTCCCCGGGCTAACAACCCGAGCACACTCCTTTGCCGCCTTCTGCCCGGGTTCGTCCATGTCGAACGCAAAGACAACGCGGTCGAAACCTTCAAGGAAGTCAAGGGATTTTGCAACGGCCTTGGCCGCAGACTGCGCCCCGTTGGGGACGCTCACGACAGGCCACTTGTGCTCCTGGATCTGACTCAGGCTCATGGCGTCAATCTCGCCCTCAGTCACCACGACCATCCGGCCTTGACCGGAGAAGCGGTGCTGACCGAACAGGACCATCTTTGAGGAATCGCCGAGGATCCGGAACTGCTTGTCGGCGGTACGAAGCTTCTGGGCGATGATCTCCCCGGACGAATCCCGGTAATGCGCCACCTGCACGGCCTGACCGTGGTGCTCCCCTACCCCGTACTGCCAAAGCCGGCAGGTCTCCTCGGTGAGTCCACGCTTGTCCAGCGAAACGTATTCAACCTCGATCATTCCTGGGATCCTCCGTACCGTTTCCGGTTCAACCGTCACCCCATCACCACGTTCACGGTGGTTGCATCCGAAGCACCACGCATGGCCATCTGAGTACCGAGCAAGGTTGTTGCGAGAGCCGCATGACGGACAGGGCTCATGCCGAAGGAACGTGGAGTCGCTCATGGAAGCACCACGGCAAAGCGGTCACCTTCGGCCCACACGGCATTCACAACGGAGCCAAGATGTTTCAGGAGAACAAGGGCATCCGAGCGGTCAACGGGCAACCACTTCTCATCAACCCGTGATCCACAACCGCGCTTCCCTGCGCGGACCCGGCGGATGGTGACGCCGGCGTCGTAGGGATGATCCAACTCCTTCAGGTAGAAGGAGACCGTGATGAGCTGTCCTTGCCCATCGTATTTGATAGCCATTACGCCTCCAGCGCGTAGCAACGCGAGGACATCGTCTTCTTCGGCGGCAGCAGATCGGTCATAAACGTAGTCACCAACTGCCGGTCGATGAAGGACGCCAGGTGCCGTGCATCATCCTTGCTCAGGGTGAACATGACATCTCCGCACGTAATCCGGAGTTCACCATCGACAACGCTAAACGTGGGCTTGGAGGAATCGTCAGGAACCAGGCTCGGATTTGTCTTCAGCTTGTAGGTCATTCAATGCTCCAATGAAACTCATGGCATCCTTGAGACGAACCATCAACAGCCATTCGTCTCGGTCCCGGCGCATGAGGACAGCCGGAACCTTGTCTCTGCAATCACGCAACGCCTGCTCGAGGAAGTCATAAACAGCAAGTGACTTCCGGAGCTTCACCTCAAAGTGGATATTCCCAGTACCGCCAAGATCCGCGGAGAGGGAGCCTGACGACTGCGCTGCCCTGTACGCGCCTCGAACACCGAGGTACTCACGTACGGCATCGCGGGCATCACGTTCGCCACGCTTCCCTCTCTCGCGGTTGTTCATTCCTTACCCTTCTCAGGAACAGCGATCCCTGCGGTGTGGTTTGGGTAGACCGTGAACTGGGCATCGGTCATAAACCTGATCTGCCCGTCTGAGCAACAGACCACCGCATAGATGGCGTTTGAGTACCAACCTGTATCAGTCACGTACAGAAGCCACCCGTCACCAAGCGGAGTCTTCACCGGAATGAACTGGCGGAACTCATGGATCATTAGTCAGTACAAGCACCGCAAGCGATGCCCTCCGTATCCGGCCCCTGGAACAACACTCCCTGAATCGACACCTGCTGGACGAGCTGCTTGTACGTCGGGATGTCCTTACGGAACTTGGCCCCAATCTTGTCTTCCATCGCAATCCACCACGCCATCCGCTCCGGGTCCTGTGCAATTAGCCGCTCCAGAGTCTTCCTGCTCTTCAGGAAGCAACCAAAGCAATTGCCAGCGGAGTTGTCACCGGACGGGAACGCGAGGTCGAATGGGGCGCTCTTCCAGAACGCATTGACGTCATCTACGGTTACTCCAGCACGGGCCAGCGGGCAGACCTTGATCTCGTCCCCGTGATCCTTGATCTTTGCCACCCGGCGTGGTTCATCAGCACGGATCCCAACGGCAGTAGTCCAGGCATCCCACCCAAGGACTGAAGTCGCATACCGACGAACGGCAAGCACCTTCATCTCGCTGGTACAGAACCGAGTGATGGGATTGGGTAGGTATTTCCGCTTCTCAATCAACCGAGCAAACACCGAACCGTCGCGGTCAGCGGTCGTGGAATCCACTACCTTCACGAACGGCTTCTCGGGAACCCACTCAACCCACACCACGGAACAGTTCCATGATCGAGACACTTGGTCAACGAAGTCGTAGGTAGCGGGATGCTCACGGCCTGTGTTGCAGAAGACAACCTTGACGTCTTCTGGGAGAGTTCCGCCATGAGCATCTAATACCTGGCGAAGCATGTATCCGCTCGTTCGTCCACCGCTGAACGAGATGATTGCTGGGCCTTGAATCAAGAACTGATTCATCAGAAGTCCTGGGCCCGCTTGGGTTCTGCCTTGCTGACCGGCTTCGCGTCGTCCTCAAAGTTGTCAAAGGACTCCGCCACGTAGCCGGTCGCCTCGGCACCGAAGCCGAAGTCCTCGGCGCGACCGCCAGAGGGCTCCCGCAGCTCAATGATCTGCACCCCACGCAGGCGGAGGCTGATGCCGGCCCCGGTTGCGGGGACGTTGTACGGGGCGATCTCAATGGAGACACGCGCCCGAGTACCGCTGCCCACCCGCATCCCGTCGGTGACAAGCTTCTGACCCTTGGAGTCGAACAGAGCGGGACGCTGCTGCCACGACTTGCCCGTCTTCGTCTCCACGCGGGCGGGCAGCTTTGCCTTCACGACCAGGTTGTTGCTGTCGTCACGCTCAAAGGGAACCGAGGTGTTCACCTTGATCTTCTTCCCGCCGCTCTTTGCCTTCTCCTCCTCGATGGCAGAGAGGCGGGCGTTCTCAAGGACCTCTTCAAACTTGTCTGCCGCATCACCGGCGGGGATGACGATGTTCGTCTTGAACATCCCCTCCGGGTTAAATCGGGTGTCCGCCTCAATGAGAGACGGGTACTGGAGGGTTCCGACCGGAGTGGTCACGTTCTGATTTGCCTTACGCATACGTTGCTCCTTCCTTGGATTGCTTTAGTGTAACGATGTAGTGACAGTATGCTAGTGGTGACACCAATTACGAGAAGAAATACCGAGATTCACGGATGACATTGATGTCAAGGTTCCCGTACTCAGGGGGTGGGGGCAGCACAACACCCTTCGGGAGCTGCGCTTCAATCTGCCGCACCCAATCCCGCAGCGGGTCACCAGAGAAGGTGGTGATCCACGCCTCACGGAGTTCCTTGGCAAGCTGCGGGTGGAATGCGGCGTGACAGAGGTACGAGTCATGGACGAACGCCATGTCCGGGATGTTTGCCTTGTGCAACCGCCTTGCGGTTTCCCGCGCTGCGGTTGCGTCAAGGCTGTGCACCAGGTTCGGGACAAGACCGGCGGAGTGCTTCCTGCGGTTGATCCTTGCGGTTTCCTTCCGGATCTGCCAGATGTGGGCTTCCTTGCCCAAGGTTGTCCGGACCCGGCTCGGTTCGTAGGAGAAGTAGGACTGCTGGACGGTGAAGCCGTCGGGCGTCACCCAAACCGGGTGAATCCCCTGGTTGGTGATGATGCTTCCCGCGGCCCGCGCCCAAGCAAGGAACTGGGTCCCCTTCACCACGATTTCCTGGATCGACGGCCATACCTTCTTGATGAGGAACCCGCAGGGAATTGACGGATCACTCCACGGCCCATCCCGGTGGTACTCCATGTACGCCTCCTTGAGGTACATCATGGCTGACCGCATCGAGATGCTGTACGGCAGGCACATGACGGGCCGCTTCACCATGCTGCGGCTCACCCCAATCTTCTTCCAACCTTCGGCGTACGACTCGCCTCGAGCGACCGCCTCTTCGATGCGCTGCATGGTGCGGTCCGCGACCATCTGGTAGATGTCGTTCGGTTTGGATGACGGGATCAGGTTGACGGCAGCAGCACCCACCTCGTCACGGAGCAGGAGCGAGAGGACTTGGATCCCGTTGCAGCTCCCGTCCACGGCAACCATGAGATGAGATGGCTTGCCGGCACGGACGTTGCGAACGTCAAGACACCAGGCAAGGTAGGAGAACGGCTCGTCGGCCTTGCCCCACAAGGAGATCGTGCCAGCGGGATCCTTGGCAATGGCCTCCGCCTCTCCGCTACGGATGATGGCGGACATGGCGTTGGCCCGTTCCTCAAGCGTCCCCTTCTTCCCCAGCACCGCAGCACCGTGGCGAAGCCAAGAGTGCATGGCTTCGGAATTGTGGGGAACTACGTGACCGAGTCCGAACTCAATCAGACCACGCTGAAGGTCACTCCCTTGGTGGGAAAGCCCGGTTGCTTGACAGTAGAACCGTCCACGGAAGTCAAGGGCAGCGGCATGGAAGAACCGGAGGTCCTGCTCCTCCGCAAAGCGACGGGCCAGGCTGATGGTCTGCGAGACCGTGATCCGGCGGCTGTTGATCCTGCGGTTGAACTCGGCAACGCGGGAGCAATCCAAGAAGAACAGGCGCACCGTGCGGTACTGCTCCTCGGTCCTGCACTTGTATTCCAGTTGGAGTTCCGGAGGGGCGACCGGAAGCACCCGCTCTTCGTGAACATCAAGATCGCCAATGGAGATACGGTCCTCAAAGACCTTCAAGGCAACGTCAAGTACTTCCTTGTTCACCCGGAACGGGGTGTGCTGGATGATGTTGATGGCGTCATACACAAGCGGCATCGCCTCCTTGGTATGGGAAGCCTTGGCTACCTTGGTTGCCCCGCGCACCAACGGATCGCCAAACCCCTGCTCGTAGCCACCGTTGTCCGGGTCCACCCACTTGCGCGGGGGCACAACCATCGGGAGCTTGATGGGGTACAGCGCCTCCGACTTCTTCATCGACTTGTGGATGTACTCCCAGGCATCCTTGGTGAGGACCAAGGTGGACACCGACATTCGCCGAGTCTTCTGGTAAACGATCCGCTCGAGGAGACCCGTGGTTTCGATGGCCACCATTGCCAGCACATAGCCGGCCTTGATGGCTTCCTCGTCGCTCCAGGCGTACTTCTCCACGATCTCCGGATTCGTGTGCTTCAGCATCTTCTTGAAGTTCTTGAGGCAGTTCTTGTACCCCCGCCCGGCGGTGTAGAGCTTGAAGCGGTCGAACCGGCGCTCGTCCACCTCCTTGAGCATGGACGCCATTGCCTCATGCTGGACTACCCGGGCGGTCTCAATGCATCCCCGGGTAAACGTCTTGCCCTTGGCCGACCCGTCTAGGAGGGACTGAAACGCAAGCATCGCCATGACCTTCGGGTCCATGTCAAGCTGCCGAAGCAGGACAGCCCCGACCCCCTTATCGGTCTCCATCGCGTCCTTCAAGCGGATCGACATGGGCAGGATGGCCGACTCCACCATCCGGCTTCCCCAGTTGGTGGACGATTCCGCTCCCGCATCCATCGCCCGACGGACCGACTTGTAGTACCGCTTGCGTCCCCGCTCGAACCCCTCTTGATCGAGCTCATGCTGGCTAATGCCGCGTCCCATGCGTCCACCTTTCTTGGCCGATCCTTGGCCAAAGTGTGTCAGTCACTCATCCCCTGCCCCACGCCGTGACACAAGGTTGTGTCAGAATGATGCAGCGTTTCTCATACAGTTCCCAGATCGAAACAGGCACAACGTCGTGATTTCCCAACAAGAATGGGCGTATTGTCCATTCCGATGCGTGAGTTCGCATATCGAAACAGTTATGACATCGGAACCTAAATCTGATGCGTCTGCCAATTTCGCCACGCCCGCATGTAAGATGGGTGTATTATTAGTCACGATGCCTCTGACTGTGGCAGTTTGCCACAGATTGTGGCACGACTTTCGCACAAGAGTTTTTCTCTTGTGCAGGCGTCAATCTTTGCCACAACGTCCGATAGTGAATCGGGTGCCAGGTGGGCGTAGATCATCGTCGTAGCGATGCTCTTGTGGCCCATCCATTGACGCACCCGCATGATGTCCACCCCCATCATCACCAACCGCGAGGCGCAGGTATGGCGAAGGGAATGGAAGACGACCGCATCGTCGGTGATGCCAGCAGCCACGATAGCCCGCTTGAACCGCCGGCTCGTCTCAAACCGATCCATGCCGGCAAAGGGACCCGCCTTGTCCCTGGGGATCCCAGCGATCACCCCACGGGACCGGGAAGAAAGGGGAATAGTCCGGGGACTCCCGTTCTTGGACTTCTCAACGGTCACGAAGTCATTGCGGACGCTCCGCCACCGAAGGTTGAGAAGCTCGGAAAGACGGAGCCCAGTATCGGCAGCAACGACTGCCAGGCCCCACTCGCGGGTGCCCTTGAGTTGAGAAAGGATCGTTTCCTCTTCCTCATGCGTGAGATACCGGCGCTCCCTACGGGCTTCCTTGCCCATCGGGATCTTCGGCTTCTCCCGGATCCACCCGAGGTTGACCGCCGTCCCGAGCATGGTGCTCAACGCAGCAAGACGCCGGTTCACCGTGGACTGCGAGAGTGCCTTGGTGCGGAGGGTGCCAACCCACGACGAGATTGTGGAGAACCCAATGTCGGAGACATCGGTATCCGGACCGAGCTCACGGACCACCGTGTTCCCCAAGATGGTCATGGCATCGCTCCAGCAAGCCGACCATCTCGTCTCATGCGTGATCCGATATAGCTCCATGAGGGTCTTGCCGCCAGTCCCCGTGGAATCCCCACGGGTCGGCACGGAGACGCCCTTGACCATCGCAAGCTCTGCCTCTGCCGCCCAGACACGGGCTTCCTGCTCCGTCTTGAACGAGTAGCGGGTGCGCTTCCCGTCCTGGATCACCGAAGCCTGCCATGAACTGCCCCGCTTGGTGATCTTCATACAGTCACTTCCTTTCGAGAGCAGCCTGCACCTGTTCGTACATCGTCTTGCCCTTGGCCGTGAGCGTGAGATCCAGGTGACTCCGGTTCTCCGCATTCTCCGCCGCACGAATCAACCCGTGCCCCGCCCGCTTGTCCACCGTTGTCTTGATGACATGGTGAGACAGATAGACATGGATCCGGCTGATGGTCGCCCGGGATACCCCGAACATCGGACCGAGGTCCGCCATCGGACACGGCTTCGGGTGCCTGGAGGCAATCTCGAGGAAGACCGCCGCATAGAGCAGCTGCATCTCCGGATCCACCGTCCGGAGAATCTTGAAGGCATCCATCATCCGCGAGACAGGCGTTCTCATGGAAACGGTTGTACCAACGTGATGGACGAATGTCAATGAAGAAGTCCCACCGCCTACCGAAGTTCAGGTAATAAACCCCGGCTTTGGCTGTCTCAAAATCGAAATGTATCCACTTTAGTGACACAGAGGAGATAAGCAAACGCATCAGTAGACCTCGGCAATAATCCGGCTTCCGGAAAAACCAACGGTTACCCGGACACACGCCTCGCAAACCAACAGCGAGACACGCGATAGGCCGGGACGCCCCAGGGAACTGACGACTTCTTCCCAGGAATTACCTAACACCCTGCGGAGACAGACAGCATCGAGAACCACCCGCTTCGATTCCGGATTACGCAGAAGCTCCCGGATAACGGCTCTCTCAAGCCGCCGCTCGGCGGAAGAATAGCGAAGCGTTGAACGAACGCAAGGGGATTTCAGGAGACCATCGGAGAGATTCTGGAGATCCGGGTCAATCCCATAATCACGCGCCAGGAAAGCCTTCATAGCCCACCCTCCCGGCATTCAAACTCGGAAACCTGCAACTGGAGCCGGCGCGTCCGCTCCTTGGCGGAAGCCAGCTCGGCACTCAATTCGGTAATGACATCAGCGGCCTTGGTCAACATCAGACTCTCCGGGTAACAGTCCATGCCCCGGGCTTCTGCTGCTGCTCTCGCCTTCAAGTACTCAACGACTACCTGGACGGAAGTCCTGTTCAGCATCCTTGCCTTCTTTCTGAAGCCTCATCAGCTCCGCGTTGACTGCTCTCAGCGCGATTCCCTGCGCTTCGACCTGCAATTCCAGTTCCGCGATCCTTGCCTTCAGGACCGCACGGCCTACGTAAACGCCTTCCTCAGTCATCTAGAGGGAAGTGTCCTCATTTCGGAACACTTGTCAATGGGAAATCCTGAAAGTTTTTCCGGATCCGGAAACGGACGGGAATTGATGAAAACCCCCTCGACCCGGAGCGTAATTCCAGGGAGGGGGCGAAAGTAGGCAGATGGAATCCTACTGGCGGTATACGACCATGCTAGGGGTAGGTGCGCTTTCTATTCACAATCCACCCCAGGATGCCACCGGCAACCAGGAGCAGAATGGGAATGGCGCAGTATGCCAGGGCAAGGAACACGGGGATCATTCTATACCGTTTATCTTTCAATACGGGAATTCTGCCCATCATCAGCTAGTGGAATCACGCTCCACTGGGACGGCGCCGGGAAACCCCGGGCCGTTTCGGGCGGCGGTTACTTGCCAGCGCGGCGCTTGCGCGTTTCAGTCTCTTCGATAATGGCGCGGGCATTCGCCGTACGGCGGAGCGCCTCGGCCCTATCGTCGCGTCCCTTTGCAAACGCGAGCGGCATAAGCAGACCAACCGCATCGCACGGCGCCTCTTCCCCAGGAATGACTACCAACGGATTCTTCCCCTCACGGTCCGCCACAATCGTCACGGAATTGGCGCTCCCCAGCGCCTCTGCCAAGCGGGCCAGGAGCTCGGGATTCAACGTAACGACCACCGTATCCTTGAGCTTCGCGGCATTCGGGAGAACATCGGCCATCGGCGGGAACGTTTCCATGTCCGAAAGAGGGAAAGAGGCTCCGCCGGGAATAGACGCCGTTCCATTCATATGAACCACCGGAACGGGGCCCTTTGCGCGCCTCTTCAAAGCCTTCAACGCAGCCGCGGGAATCAAGCGAATTGCATCGGCATCGGCACCACGGTCTTTCGGATCATGGGTAAGGAAAGGGACATACGCGGCCATACGGCCATCGGTAGCGGCCAGGAGACACTTCGATTCCGCCGTGACGTACGCCGCGGCGTCCTGGAAAGAGAATCGGCGACCGGCATCGGGCGCACAAGCCTTATGAATCGGGGTGGCGACCGGAATAAAGACGGTGGAGTGAGTGAGAGACATTCGATTTCCTACTTTCAATCCTGGGAATTCTGCCCATCGTCAGTAGCCCGAATTACGCTCGGGCTAGACCGGCACTAGGCCGGTTTCGGGCGGCGGTCAATCCATGTAGATCCCTTCCCCACGTGCAGCATCCTCCAACGATTCGGAAACCCAGACAACGGCGCCGGTCAACCAGGAACGCTCGGCATCCGTCAGCAGGGAAACGGAATCCCCGTCGGTGAGCTCCTGGCATTCCGAAATGATCCGGTACGCGGACACGCGGGACGTTCGCCAGGATCCAGCGTCAACCAATCGGACGATGCGGGAAATGGAATCGGAAACGGTGTAGGTGGTGCGGCGCATAGTTGTTCCTATTTGGGGAGTGTATCGACATCGAGACGGTTAGTCCCGCAAAGATTCCGCCGCATGGGCAACGGTTTCCAGGGCGTACCAAGCAAGCCCGTTTAGCACCGTGTCGCATTCGTCCTGGTCCGCCCATGCTGGGAAAAATTGACGGGAACGTCCGCCCCCCTCTCGGCGCTTTCGGGATCCCTCGGAGCTTCGCACCGGCGTCCGGGAGTAGGACGGAAGTAGCACCGCCAATATGGAATCCTCGGATACCCCTTCAACGCACCGGAACCCCTTGACGACACGCACCGCACCGGAAATCCCCTTCCCCTCCCCCAAATCATCCGCGTCGGAAATCAGGGATTCCACAATCGCGCCACGGTTACGCTTGGCGAAATCCAGGGTATCGGCGTAGTAGCAGAACCCACTAAACCCGGCATCGGCACCACCACGGCGAACGTCGGCCAGGATTTGGAGCGTTTCGGGAATCGAATTTCGCCCCAGTTGCACACGCACCGCCGCCGCGAGAGGATGGATGGAATTGAATTCGGAGACTTTCATCGGGATACCTTTCAAGCTCGGGAGTCTGCCCATCGTCAGCGCCGGGAATTACGCTCCTGGCGGACCGGCGCTAGCCGGTTTCGGGCGGCGGCGATGAATCAATCCCAAACGACACGCCCGGTACGCAGGATGCGCCCATTAGAATTGTTCGCGCCATTCCACGGGGAAACGGTATTGATTCGCTCCCCGTCCCGATACGGTTCATTGGTGCGGATTTCCCGTACCACGGCATCCGGAAGGAATTGGAAATACCATGATGCGGGAAGTTTGTATCCCTTGCCGTGAAGACGTAGGGATTCAATCAAAGCCCCCGCCGCGTGTTCCGGGGTTTCGCCGTAGCCATCGAAATCGAAGTTCGGGGTAGCCAGGTGAGCGTGGAAGAATTGCATTAGCGGGATCCTCCCTTCCGGACGGGCGCACACACCGCCCGCAGGAATCGGGAAAGCCTGGCGTCCCCGGTCCCCTCCAAGAATTCGCAAGCAAGCATCGGGAGAGTCGCTTCGATTTCCTCCATCTCCGGGTGCGCTGCTTCGACCGTCAGCGCAAACGTCCCACAATTGGACGATGGCGGCTCCGGTCGGAATCGCAGGGTGACGTAGGAATCCAAGAAGAAGAAGCAAACCTCGCCGCGCTTGAGGTCGGACTCGTCAAGCGTTGCGCGCTGGGGGATTCGAACGGGGACGCCGTTGACGATGATCCGTGAACCCTTGATTTCAATATCCATCTGTGGCATTGCGAAATCCTACTTTCGGTAATGGAGTGTCTGCCCATCATCAGCATCCGGAATTACGCTCCGGACGGACCGCCCGTAGGCGGTTTCGGGCGGCGTGTGGTCAGCAGCGACCACCATCCATATCCTCACCGCATTCCCCATCGAACGCATCCTGCGCCTCCGCAGGACATTCGTAGAACGTGACCACGGGCCGTCCGGTATCGTCCGAACGCTCCACCGCGTAGATGGATTCGTTGGTGTCGCGGAGTTTCAATTCGTACAATTCCACGCTCCACCGTTCTTCCTCATGCGTGAACGTATCCATGCTCTCCACGTTCGTACCTTCATAGCACAGACAGTAGTCCGGGTAGGCCGTGCCAAACTTGATAGCCCAAATGGACGCATCGTCCGTGCCGATGTAGCAGTCTGCGTGGTTGATTCCCTGCGCCCGGAACATATCGTTGTCATCGAAGAGCAAACCCTCTTCATGTAGTTGTGCTTCTGTGTATTGCGGGTTGTCGCGGCGGATGTTCGCGTTTGCTTGCGCGGTGAAGTAACCGATACGGCGAGAGATTTCCATTGTGTTCCTACTTTCGGTTGACGGTTAGGCGTTGCGGGCGGCGCGGAGAACGTTGCTGATGATGGCCGCTCCGGCCACAAGGGCGCAGCAGCATTGCGTGGCAATCAGGACGGTGCAGAGCATTGTGGTTCCTACTTTCTTGCGTTGTGCGTGTCGCGGATTACGCCCGCGACACCATCACTATATCGCCACTATTCCGATCCTGCAATAGTCAATCTCCAAAAAATGCGAAATGCCTACAATCAAATGTAGGCATCGTTTCAATTTCCCCAGCGTCTTCGCCTCACCCCTCACGCATGACGGGCGTGACACACGCACCGGATGTTTGATCCCGTGGTCGTGCGGGAACGTCTAGCGTGTTCGTGCGGCACGTGGCGCGGCGGCGTGTCGTTTGGTGGCGGAACGTGCGCGGATCCGGGCGCGTGGGCGGGCGCGATGCCGGCCCGGGGGGAACCTGGCGGAAGCACCCCCGATATACCACTTCGCAACTTTGCGCCTAAACCTCAGGTCTTACGCCACCCGAATCCCCAGAGTACCCCGGCAATAGCCTCAGCGGTTTGCCCCACGGCATCCTCCTCGAGCTCTGTGGCAGCATGGAGGATCTCATGGACCAGGGTGTCCAGTTCGTCCTTCTCTGATTGCCCGAAGGCAACCCTGAGGACCCTGGACTCGTAGTCGCATTCCCCCCACTTGTCCCCGAGGTTCGGTACGAACCTGATCCTCCACCTCTTCCCTCGGATGCTGACTGTCTTGTCTCCCTTGGCCATGTTGGTCTCCATAGCCCAACACCGAGCAGGGTCTCCGTCTAGTCCCTATCCCTTAGATAACCTTAAGTCAACCCTCAGACTCCTTGGATCAATTCTGCCATACTTACCCAGAACTGTATCCCCATTCATCCATTATCCGTAAGTCCTTGTCTGATAAGGACTTAAGTCAGTAGACCCCCTACCCCAAACCTATCTATCCTTGTCTTACCCTAGGTTTACCCTTAGATAACCCTAAGTCTACCCTTACCTATCCTTGACTACCCTAGGTAACCCTAGCTTCTGGATACCTTGTCCCATACGGACGATCCGGTGGATGATGGTCCTGAGGATCACCGAAGGATCTCCCAAGTATCTATCACGGACAGGAGGATGGCAGCGACAACGATCCTGTCGTCATCGAAGCCAGAGCCTCGCGGAGGATTGGCACCTGGACTCTTGACCGGCCCAGGGCGGTTTGGACAGCAACCTTCGCTGCTTCCATAGGTGTCACGGGGTTGGGGTGCCTGTTTGGTCTTGGGGACAGTTCCGGGATGGGGACTGTTCCGAGATTGCCTTGTAAGGCCCTTAGGATGCCCCAGGATTCGTTTGGGGAGTCTTTGGCTACCTGTGGTGGTCTGGGAGAACCGGACGCATCCTGGGGCATCCTAGGGGTTGTTCAGATGAACACCCGGTAGGGGATGCTAGGGGCGGGGGTGAAGACCGGCAGGGCGTCCTCTTGGTCCTTGGTCAGCTCAATGCTGACCCGGAGGTTGGCGTGGTAGCGGGGGTCGCCAGGGCTGATGATGACGTTCTCCTCGTCCACCCGAGCCGGGATTGCGCCGATACGGTCTAGCGTGACCCCTGTCACGGGCTGCACGGTGACTTCGCCATCGGCATCGGTGACTTCCTGCGCCACGCCAGCGGCAATGAGTGCATCGTCAAGAGCGGACTCTGTGTTTGAGCGGAGTAGGTAGTCCATGTCAGAGGGTCGTAATTGCTTGAAGGGTTGTGTTTGCAATGTTGGTGGGCCACACCTTCACCTGCCGAATCCAGCCATACGGTCGCAGAGCTGGTGACGCATCAATGTAAAACTTCAGCGCGTTGATTCCGCTGAGTGTCCCCGCCGCTTGTGCCGGATTGCTGACGGTTCCGCCGTTTCGACAAGCAGCCGTGTTGCCTGTTCCTGGAGCAAACGCGATTGCCGTCTTGAATCGCTGCGATGCACCAGTTGGAGACACCGTAATAGAACTGACTCCATCCACAATTGCCACATCCCGACGCAAAGACACGCGATTGGAGGATGTTTGGCTTCCCAAGCCGTTTCCAAGTTCGATTCCACCGTTTGCATTTGCCAATGCGGAGTGCGTGATGTCTGCAAACAGCGTTCCAGTCTGCGTGGATGCGCTGTACCAAGACGAGAAGTTTGTCCCGTCCATATAGCAGGTATCCTCTGCCCTGCTGCCCGTGCTTGCCCCGGTCGGGATGTACGAGGATGCGCCAGTTCCTGCTTCCAGTTGTGCGCCCCAAACCTCGCAGCCGTTTGTTCCACTTGCTGGGACAGCATCTTTGTTTGAGATACCAAAACCAGTTACAGCCGCGTTGCTTGGAGTCGTTCCAATCATCACGCAGCGGTACCACCCGTTTCCAAACGCAACCGGCGTAACTGCCGACGTACTGGTAAAATTGGTAGATGTAGTAATGGTTGCGGTTGGAGTTGCCACGCTGAAATCAATGGTCATTTCCAAGTTGCCTGCAAAGGCATTTGCTGATGTCTTGGTAAATCCGAATACCGATACGCGGCGATTGCCACGGTTCTTCAGCCACACACTCCATGTATACGGCTGACTAGCAGACACAGGAAGCCCCGATTGCTCCGTGTACGCATTCCCTACTGCCGTTCCATTTGTCCACGTTAGGACATTAGATGTTGCGTCATTTGCCGGAGAGCCTGTACCTGTTTCAGAAATACTCGTTGCTGAAGTTTTGAGCCACGAAGATTGATTTAGAGCCTGACTTCTAGCAACAAGAGTAGCCGCGCTTCCCTCAATCAGCAGCCCGCGAGGAGCTAGCGTGGTTGGGTCGTAGTCGAAGCGGGGGGTATCGAATTCCTCTGTCGTGGTCGTTGGCAGATATTCGCCAGCAGAAGTACCCGGCTGAACTTGCAGTCCCCAGACATAGATGTTCGCCGCCACGTTTGGTCCGCTTACGATTGATCGCTGATCGACTCCAACGTCAATCGTGCGATTTGCCGTATCAGTCAGCGTAAATGCGGGGGTATTGAACCGCTGCCATGTTTCCGTGACAGAGCAAGTTGCGATAGCACTATTGGATCCGGTGTTCGTGTTTGCGATTCTGAACCCGACAGATGCGGTTCCAGAAACGGTACGCATCCAGATACTAGCAACATAGGGCTGACCGACAGCGTAGACACTTGCTGTAACTTGATACCTGAAACTAGTGGCAAGAAGGTTTAGTTGATCCGCAGTCTGGGTTCCGTTTGGGGCAACAGCCGCATCGGCAGTAGGCGCGATGTTCTGCCCTCCTGACCACGACCCGCAATTTTCCGACTGCTTCATGATGTTCGCATTGGCGTACTGGACGTACCCCTGCGAGTTGATGAAGGTGGCGTTGGTGCTGCGCGTGAACGTCAGGCGCGGGTCAAGGACACCCGTGGTGAAATCAAGCGAAAGCGTGGAGCCGTCGCCATTGCCAGGCAGCAATCGCTTGGCCGTATTCCTGGTGCGCTTCGGCATCCCCGTGAATGCGACGACGTTTGTCGAGGTCGATGGCGGCGTGAAGGTGTTGCTGTATGTCATGGGTGGTTCTTGCTGATCCAGTTCAATCCGGTGTCGATCTTGTTGCCGAAGCACATGGCGTAGGCTCGTTCGTGCTTCTCGAGCTCCTTGGCCATGTCCCTGTCCTTGCGTTCCCTGACCATCATGTCAACGTCCACGGCCACGGCTTTGGCCCAGTAGCCAACGGCCATGCTGAGGGCGTCGATGCGGTCGTCGTGACGGAGGCTCTGCCGGTCACGGGTGATCCTGGTGAGTTGGTAGAAGAGCATGTAGGCCAGCTGCTTCTCCGTGGGTAGACCCTTGGTTGACTCGTAGTCAGCCCGGATGACCGAGGGATGCACCACCAACCTGTGCTGATTCATCACGGGCTCGATGGTGTCGATGATGCGCCGCTCCTTCTGCGTGGAGTGCCTGACCTCTTCCACGGTGCAGGGCCAGGTATCCCGGAGGTAGGGCGTGAGCAGCTGGGTGAACATGCCGTCACCGAAGTTGCTTTCGATGAGGATCTTGTTGACCTTCTGGTCCCGGGACACCTTGGCCAACGCCTTGAGGTTGTCTGGCGTGTAGCCCCCACGCAGCCCGCCGGCAGCGGTCAGGTGCATCCACCCGTTGAGCATCTTCACCACGGCGTACCCGGTTTCGTCCTCGCCGCGTCCGGAGGGGTCGATGGCCAGGACCGACCCGGTGTAGGGGACGAACTTGTCTGAGATGCTCTGCGGGCGGTGATAGCGGTCGCCCTTGAACCCGACCGCCGGTAGGTCGTCCTCAATGGTGTCCTGCATCCCGCCCCAGGCGATCCGTTCCGGGGCCTGCTCAACATCCCCGCCGTGGACGATGAGGTCGCAGAGGCGGAGGGGGTACCTATCCGCATCGCTCAACGAGGTGTTGAGCATGAACTGGAGAGAGAACCCGCTGCGTCCGTAGGACAGGGCTCGCTCCTGGAGGTCGTCTTCGTCGAAGCGTTCCGGGTCCGTGGGCTTCCCTGCGGATGTCTTGGACCACTTGTCGGCAACCATAGGTGCCAAGCGTCCTCCGTAGGCCGACATCTCCTGCTCCGTTGGGTAGAGGGCCGGCCAGATGCGGCACTCGTACCCGCGCTCCATCAGGGTGTTGTAGATGGACTCCTCGGTCTGAGGGGTACCGAGGAATGTGACGCGACCACCCGGCTTGATGATGGCATCCACTTCCTTGATGCGCTCTCGGAGGAGCTCACGCATGGTGGCCGTGGCGGAGTTGTTGGCGACCTCGACGTCATCAAGGATCACTTCATCGGCACGACTGCCCGTCAGCTGCCCGGTGATGCCGAGGCTCTTCACGCTCGGGGCGTGGCTCGGTGGTGCCGGGGCAACGTCAAAGGCAATCGCAGAGTCCCGTTGGTTGTCCCTGGGCAAGAGGTGCTGGTAGATCGGTACCGCATTCATCAGCTTCTTGCAGAAGTTGGTGAATTCGTCGGCACGGTTCTTCGATGCCGACACGACCAGGAATTGCCGTGACGGGTCAAGCAGGAGGCTGTGCATCACGTACGCCGAAGTGATCCAGCTCTTGCCCACGCCTCGGAATGCCATCAGCACCCGCCGCCTTGGCCCACTCTGGAGCCAATCAGCCATGTCGTACTGCACGGGCGTCGGCTCCGGTAGCCCAACAGACTTCCATGTCAGGAACAAGGCGTTCCTGAAGTCCTTCAGGCGTGGGTCGATGTCCATGCGTCAGGTGCCGGTCTTGCGGTTGACCTCATCATCAAACGGGAGGGTCTGCGCCAACCGAAGCACAGGAGTCCCCTCGAGAGCCGCCTGGTCAATGCAGTTGTCCTTGAGCATCTGACGGGCCACGTTGAGGTCCGTGGGCGAAGCCTCCCCCGACCTGATCCTGCGGACAAGCTCGTCGCACAGGAGGGCGTGGAGGTCCTTGAGGACCTTCTTGGTTTCGTCAGCCATTGCCGAGGATGACCGTGAGAGCGGCGTTTGCGCCGTTGGTGAGGGCGGCGGAGGTGCAGGCCCGCATCAGCGGGAGGGCCTGGATGACCTGGGCGTTTGAGCGGTAACCACCGTTGCCAGCACCGAAGTCCGGGGTGACGCCGAGGGGCCTGGTAAGCGAAGCAGAAGAGACGCTGTAGAGCGTCACCCAATCAGTTCCGTCAATGCTTCCCTGGATCTCGATGGTGCAGGTACCGCTCGGGTTGGTAGCGGAGGTCTGCTTGACCTCAACGACAACGGTGGAGACGTAGCCGGAGATCGGGCGGAAATTCACGGAGCTGCCCGTGATGGCAGCACTCATGGCGGTGGCGTCGGCAAGACGAATGGTTTGCATGGTTTGATATTCCTCAGATGAAGTGTCGGATGACGTAGTTCGCCGCGATCCCGATGAATGCACCGATGGCGGCGGCGTACCCCATCATGTGGCCCCGTACGTATTCAAGCTGGCGGACGCGAACGTCCAGTTCCTTGATCTCCTGCTGCTGCTGAAGACGCATCTGGAGGAGGGAGTCGAGCTTCCCCTCGAGACGCCCGATTGCAAGCATCACATCTTGGTCATGGTGCATGTCAGTTCGCAGTCTTGAGGAAAACCCAAAGTCCGTCGCCGCCATTAGAACTACCGCCAAAGGTGTTTAGATTTGTTGCAGATGTCGGCGAGACCGTAATTGTTCTCATGTCAGTTACAGCTGAGTTTGTTCCTGTGTTTCCGGCAAGACTGATACCCGTCCACGTACCCCCGTTGGCTCTCGTACTTAGCCTCTTGTTACCGTTTACGGTTGTGATTACGAGCAGCCCAGGGTTGGTTTGCGCCTCAATAACCCAACCACCGGATCCGGATCCAAACGAAAGTCGCGCGAAACACACGGATCCAACGTCGTTGATGGTCGGAACGAACGGGTTAGTGAGAGCCGGTGCAGCCCAAGTCGCGTTGCCGTTGGCATCGGACGTCAGAACCTTGCCAGCGCCTGCGGCTGTGGAGCTACCCGTGTACTTGAGGGCACCCTTGATCTCAACAGCATCTCCAACCTCGTTACCGAGGGTCGTGGTGCTGTTTGTGGCGAACGCTCCGCCCACCGTTGTAGTGGTCGCGGTTCCAAAGGTCACGTTTCCGTTGAAAGTGTTTGCCGCGGTAAACGTGTTTGTTCCACCCGCAGACACAGTTGGAATAGATGTGTTCGTCAGGCTTCCATCAACGAATCCGAGACCTGCCCCAAGGCTGATCTCACGGACCTGCCCAACCGCCGTGCCCGTAGTCGGACCGCCGAGGAGCTTCTGCGGGTTGATGTCCTGGAACTTGGCGAAGTTCACCGCCTTGGATGCAAGACTTGGATTTGGGTAACTACCGCTGAGGTCGCCGCCAGCTACACCGAGAGGCGATGCTCCAAGCACCTGAAGCGGGCTTGCCGACGTACCGTTTCCAGACAAGCATGTGATGCTTCCGGTACCGCCGCCGTTTGGGGTAGCAATCGTGGATACCGACGTCAGCTTGGACTGCGCCGTAGTAAGCGCGTTGCTTGCGGTGCTACTTGCCGTGTTTGCCGTGGACTGCGCGTTGGTCGCCTTGGTATCTACGGTGGTTAGTTGCGCGGTAGTCGCCGCCCCGAAATCGGATGCAGTCAGAGTGACTTCACCCGTCTTGGCGGTTCCCTGGTCGCCCTTCACAGAGACAACGGGCGCCGGTTGCCACGAAGCTTCACCTGTAGTCGTGTTGGTGCAGGTCAGAACCTTGCCTACCGTGGCGTTCTGGGTGATGTACGGGGTACCGCTGATCGTGATGGCGTTTGCGGCGGTAGACCCAAGGGTCACGCCTGCGCTGAACGTCTGGTTGACGCTGAAGGTCTTCGATCCAGAGATGACCTGCGTTGTCCCCTTGGTGACGCCGTTGAGCGTCTGCCCGGGGTTTGCTTCACCATCAAGATTGATCTTGACATTGCCGGTCAGGCCGTTGACGTCCGTGACCGGGGCGTTCGACGGAACCTGCCACTCAACGTTACCGTTCGTGTTGGTGCATGTGAGGACTTTGCCTGCGCCTGGAGTACCGTTACCCTTGATGGTGAGTGTTCCGGTGATGTCGATACCGGATGCGGTGTTTTGCCCGATCTTCAGGCCACCAGGGGATTCAAAGCCGGTGCTGGCGTAGACAAGACCGCTGAACGTGGCATCACCGTCGCTGTCAATCCACGCGACCGTACCGCCTGCCGGGGAGATGGCCTCAAATACACGGGTATTCCCTGAAGCAGCCTGTGCTTTGATAACGCCCGATGGGTCAAGGAGAACACCGGCCTGACCATTCGTTCCGACCGTACCGCTCGAGGCAGTCACGGACTGCGTTGCGGAGAACTTCTTAGAAGCAGAGATCGTCTGTGCCGTGTTGGTGTCCACGGCGTTGGTGACCTGGGCGGCGGTGTAGTCGCCAGATGCTGGAGTGACATCACCGACACGGTTGTTGAACTTGTTTACACCAACGCTTCCGTTGAGGGTCGCGGACAGGACGCCGTCTTGGTTGATCGACAGGTTGCTGCCAATCTTCACTCCACCGAGAGTCGTTGTAGAGGCCACCGGGAGGGTAGCGTTCTGATTGACGCTCACGACACCGTCAGTCACGCTCAGGCCGCTCCCGACCTGCATGATGCCCTTCTGAGTCGTCGTCGCGGTCGGGATTGTGGATGACGTATAGGCGCCAAGGCTAGCCGCGCTAATCGTCACAGCCCCGGTTTGGCTATTGATGGACGATACGCCAGCGGCAGTCGGGGTCTGCCAGATGGCCTTACCGGCTGCGGTCTGCATCAAGACCTGCCCAGCAGTACCTCCCGGGATCCTGAACTCACCGTTGACCGTGATGATGTCAAACTGATCAACGCCGAGATTGACGTTGTTTGTGAACGTCTTTGCGCCGTCGATGTTCTGCGTCTCCCCAACCGAAACAGCACCAACGTCCGCTGCGGTAAGCGTTACTGCTCCACCAGATCCGACACCCGTCTTGCTGTTAACACTCGTAATTCCGGTTGCCGCCGGAAGAGCCCACGACGCTGACCCATTGGATCCCGTGCATGTCAGAACCTTTCCAAGTTCCGCTCCAGTAGGAATGTAGATGTTGCTGTCAATGGTCAGCTTGTCAGCGGCGGCGTTGTCACCGAGATTGACGTTGTTCTGAAACACCACATTTGCAGACACCGTCTGGGTTCCGCCTGAAGTGTTTGCCGAAAGCGCCTGAATTGATTCCGGAGTAATCGTGATGACTCCGGTAGACACAGCAGCACTAGCAGAACCAAGGCGAATCCCGTTCACGATTGGCTGAAGAGACGTTGTGCCGTTGTTGTCGGTGGCCACCACGGCCTTGTTGATGGTGCCCGTACCCTCAACCTTCAGGTTCCCGTTGAGGACGGTCACCTGACCCTCAAACCGCTTCGGTGCAGTAATCGTCTGTGCTGCTGCCGTAGGCTTATCGGTGAGGACTACGTTGTTCGGGAGACTTGATTCGCTGACAAGCGTCTTTTCCCAGGTGACGTTTCCGTCCGCATCGGATGCCGCAAGCACCCATTGGGTACCACCGACAAGCGAACTCAACGGGGTGTTGGGCTTGAACTGCATCCCACCATCGGAGTCAACGATGACCTTGTCCGTGAACGTCTTGTCACCGCCGATGGTCTGCGGCTGCGTCACGTTCACCGCCGCACCACCCTGGTCAAGGAACAGGTCCGACGACTCTTGGGAGACGTAGAGCGAGTTGAGTTGTGCCTTGTCAAGGACGGCAGCGTCAAGAACAGTCCCGTCTGTGAAGTCAACGACACGGTCGTAGGCAGACGTAGGAGTCACCCGCTTCAACATCACGTTCGGCGGGTCGCCATCATCCGGGAGCCCGGGTGCGTCGTTGAACCGGACGTAATCCTGCCCAGACACGGTCACAAGGCTCCACCCGGTTGTCAGAGCCGAACCACCAAGGAACACCCTGACATGGCTCGGGTCAAGCGGAGGACCACCGCTAAACGTGATAGCAAAGTCCTTCTGTGCGCCGTTTCCGTAATACCAGGTCCGGGATTGGTATGGCAGTTCGTAGTAGTTCATGGTTTATCGAAACATCTGCGACTTGATTTGACGGCTGTTGCCGACCGCCTGGGCGAGTTCGGGTGATTCACGCATCAGCTTCTCCATAGCCGCACGGCGGTAGTTGGAGACGTACCCACGGACAAGGCTGACTCGAGGGCTGTTGAAGTCCTCCCGTCCCATTGCCGGGAGTTGCTGGTAGAACGGGCTTCGGATGAGGGATCCGAGCTGATCCTTGAGGGACTTGCCGCCAAGCCTGACCTGACCGGAGAGTTCTTGGAGGCGGTCGTAGGCAGACTGACCGCTCTCAAGCTTGATTGACCGGAGGTCGATCCCGCCCGGGAGAGTGCTGCGGGGAGCCCCGACTCCAATGAGGGAGTTCGCCAGTTCCTCACGCACCGGATCCTTGGTCCGCTTACTGACAACCGTCGGGAGGAACATGGACCACCAAGTCTCGTTCCCCTTGATCGGCTCTCCGGTAGGGTCCCGGACCTTGTCCACGGAGTCACCAACGAACGGGGTACGGGCGCGGATGGCGTCCATCATCGAACGGACTTCCTTGACATCCCTGTCGATGGAGGAGTTCTCAACCTGGGCGAACAGGTTCGGGACAACCGCGCCGGCGTATTGCCGCTTGAGCTGCTCCCACTTCGTTTCGTCTCCCGTGACGGCTCCGAGGGTAGTGACGAGGCCCGTCAAATAGGACTTGTTGGTGACGTTGTTGGAGACGGCGCCGATCACCGCTGTTGCAATGTTGGTCAGTTCGGCACCGTCGGTCGGGTTTGGGTTGTATGTCTGGGACGAAATCTCATGGAGGTCCGCGACCAACCCAAGGAACGTCGCCGCTGGGTCGCTCTGCCCGTAGGAGACGTAGGTGTCTCCAAGTCGGAAGGAGTACGGTTGCCAACCTGCGGCCATCAGGTCCTTGCGGAGGGCGGGATCCTTCGGCCCCTTGCCGGTAATCATCCCGTTGGCTGCGGCAATGACGCCGATGGAGTACATGAGCGTTCCGGTGCAGAGACGCCCTGCTGCTTCTGACATTGCTGCCTTATCCCCGGCCCGTGCCGCTTGCGCCCAGGCGTATGTACGGCCAAGCGGGTTACGGTCCGTCACAAAGGCAAGCAGATTGGTGGGCGTCCGGACGAACGGCACAACGAGCTGAAGAGCCGGAACGTGATTGATAGCAGATGCGGTGGCTTGACCGATGCTGCCAACGACCCGGGTACCGAACACGGAACTTTCAGCCATGTCCGCATAGTCACGCTTCCACGAAGCCTCACGAACACGCCGTTCAATCTCCGCAGAAGCCTGCTGGATGATCTTCATGTCCTCGCCGGCAAGACCCTGGAAGTTCTTTCCGATGCCTGCGTTCTTAAAGTCAGCATCTACAAACGCATCCCAGTTCTGATCGACGTACCGCTGCACCGTGGGCAGGAACATCGGGTTCGACTTGACCCGGGTGCCAGCAGCGTTGATGGACTGAAGGAGAACCGTTGCGTCCTTGCTTGCCTTGATTTCAGAAAGCGGACGGATCTTTCCACCGGAGATCGCCTGCGGGAGCAGCCGGCCTACTTCCGCCTGGACGGCGGGGTCTGCTGCGGACAGGCCGAGTTTCGCTGCCACCGAATCAGTCAGCGTTTCTTGGAGGGCTCCCGGCAGGTACTTGTCCTTGGCAATCCTGAATGCGCGTTCAACGGTCGTCTTCCTGTTCTGCAACTGACCGTCAACGAACACCAACTGCTTGAGTCTGTTGACCTCGTTGGACACCGCAACCGAGGTAAGCGGCAGCTTCATCTTCTCCGCAACGATCCGGCGGAACACCACATCCGATTCGGAACGAGCGATGAGCGTCTGGAAGAACTCGTCAGACGAACCCATCGCCCGCATCGGAAGGTTGAAGGTCTGCCCAATCCAATCAACCGCCGCTCCTGCCACGTTTCGGGTGACACCACCCGTGGCAGGGTCAACCATGTTCAGGGATGTGAAGGTGCGGCTAGAGATCGCACGACCGGGGCGGAATTCACCAACATCGGTGTTACCGCGACCAAGGACAACAGAGTTTCCTTCCTCAGCCACCAACGATGTCTTGAAGTTCTGGAACGCATCCTGCGCCTCATTGATGTAGCGACAGACCGTCCCGATCTCCTTCGCTGCCTGATCGCGCTGGCCGGCAAGAAGCCTTCCCGCACCGCGCTCAAGCGGCATGGCAAGCGTCATCACCGCGCTGGCAACGTTCTTCGCAAGGGTCTTCGGTCCGCTGAGGAGGGAGTTTCGGAAAGCCTCTGCACCGATCCGGCCCCACTTTGTCGAGAGCCCATCCATGACGGTCTTGGCCATCGCCTTACCCGTCTCCGGGTCAACGACAAGCATGTCAAGGACATCTGCGTACTGTTCGCTGAGGATCTTTCTATCCTCGGGAGCCATTCCCTTGAACGCCTTGGTGATGTCATCTACGGTGCCGAAACCCTGGATCATCTGAAGACCACGACCAAGGTTGGACTTGACGTTACGGACCGCCCCTGCCGCAGTGGTGAATGCCTGAACTAGCGGAACGATGTCGGCCCGCCCGGTCCGAAGACCACGAATGACCTCACTCCGCATGTGGGCTTCAATGCCGAACAGGAACGGCAGATTCGCCACAAGTTGCTGCGCCGACACCACGCCATCCTGGAGGACCTTGTTGATCTCGGCGACATTGAGACCGCCGGTGTCCATCGCGGCCTGAAGCTGCGCTGACGCCATCTTCCGTGCCTGCTCGTTGGGGAGTCTGGCGGAAGGGCCAATGACCGTTGGGTTAGCCTCGGCCTGCTTGATAGCAATGAGTGCTTCCGCATACGCGCTCCGTTGTCCGCTTTGGACGACCGGGCGAAGGTTGATGATTCCGGCTGCACGGAGCTGCTCAATCTTTGCGGCGATGGCGCCCTGCCCGGCCCCGGTGTTGATGAGGTCGCGGATCTCACGGAAGGCGGCAGCGGTTGCCCCAGGAGAGGCAACAGCACGTGCTTGATCGACTCCGAAGTTCCGACCACCGTTGATTGAGTAGGCGATGGTCTTGGGATCCTCTGGACCGAACTTCCCGATAAACCGCTCCGATGCCGGGCGCTCAAGACCTGAGTACAGTTCCGTGGACTTGCTATACCGACCGTCAAGCCAATCCTTTGCAAGCTTGTCGTACTTCTTGCCACCAAACTTGGCCTTGAATTCTGCGACGAAGTTGCTGGTGAAGTACCGGAGGAATCCGAACAGAGTCTTTGAGTCCGCCTCAAGCTTCAGCCGCTTGTAGGTGGAGTCAGTCATCGTCTCTGCGACCCATTCATCAAGGTCCTTCAGGCGATACCACGATTCCTTGTCGATGTTCTTCGACTCCGCAAAACCCTTCAGCTTTGAGAACGTCATCCCCTCGATAGACCCGGCAGCAAGTCCGTGCTGCTTCTCAAACGCAGCACGTGCCTTCATAAAGTCCTTGTTCATGGACTTCAACATCCCGTCGTCAATTCGGCCTGTGAGAGAGTGCCAGATTTCGTGGACGAAGGTCCGCTCCGGATTAACGGCGCGAGTGCTGACCGTAATGACATCACGGAGGAAGTCAAAGGATCCGCCAGTACCTTCCTCCAGTTTCCGGAAACGAAGGCCCATCGTTTCAAAGTTTCCGCTTCCGAGTCGGTTGATTAGACCAACCATAAAGGAAGCTTCTTCTCTGTCGATGCTTCCGGAACTACCCTCTCGGTTGATCCGGTCGATCATCGCGTCCATACCGCGCTTGATCGGATAGGAGGTATCAGACTTTGACTTGGAGGCCGGGAGTCCCGTCTCCGGGTCAAACATCACCCGGTTCTTGAACGGGTTTGCAGTCCCACCTCCGTCAATATCGAACGCCTGTTCAAGGGCAGCAGTCGCCTGAGGCTCGTCCGCCCCTCTTGCTGCACCATCAACAGCGGACGGTTCGTCGAACCGCGCCTTGTCCAAGAGTTCCTGGGCTTCCTGAAGGTCCTTCCCGGCGTACTTAGCAGCCTGCTCAAGTGCCTCCTCCTCAGCCACCCCAGCGGCCTTCAGGGTCCGGTACTGCTTGATGGCCTTTACCGAGCCAGTAACACCCTTGATGACACCCTCAAGGGCCGCGCCGGCAATGCCTCCCTCAAGGGCGTTCTTGAGACGACCCTCGAGCTCCCCGTCCTCCATATCCGTGGACAGGTATTGGGTGACCGTGTTGTTCAGCAGGGGGTTTTCAGACTTCGTCATCAGGTCTGACAGCCGACCCGCGTTGCCTTCAAACGAGATGAAGTCAGCAACAGCACCCTTGGCCATCATGCCCCGGAAGCCAGGGGCACCGAGGAACCGCGCCGCTACACCCACGGCACCAGGCACCTTTGATGCTGCCGAGAAGACTCCCCCTCCGACCATGAATCCCGGGATGAGTTCCGCGATTCCCTCAACAAACCCGCCGACCATCGACTTGGATTCCCCGAGCGGATTCGTGGTCCAATCAGGCATCATGTCGCCGCTGACATAATCAGCAAGGTTGTAGACGCTCTTACCGAAACCAACGACACCTCGAGGGACTGCCATGAGCGTGTCCGCGGTGTCGAAGATCGGCCTGTCCTCTTCCTGCTTCTTCTCCGGAGTCCCGAAGTCAGCCTCCATCCGCGGAGTGACAGAACCATCGACGATGGCGCTCAGCTCGTCTTCCGAGAAGTACCGCCCCGAAGTGTTGTTGTCTTCCATGTTTTACTTGATGTTGCTGATCTTCTTCGCTGGGTCGATGTTCGACTCAAGCGACTTGCGGACGCGCAGGAGCGTTGCCTGGCGGGCGATGAATGATTCACGGACGTTTGCCGGGAGGTTCAGGGCATCCATGAGGTCGTTGGCGACCTCGGGGTCCCGGAGCTGTTCCTCGTAACTGAACATCGGGATTGAGAAGGCGAACTCAACCGCGTCCTCCTTCTTGGGGAGAACCACGCCGAACACCGGCAGACCCTCACGGGTCTGGTTGAAGGTGACCTCGTAGGGATCCAAGCCGACGGCAACGGACCGCTTCATGCGCCCATACCGTTGGAGAACGGCGTCCGCGGAGAACTTCTGTGGACTATCCCAGACAAACCCGTTGACGTTGACTTCAACGGACCCCTTCTCAGAAGCGACCTTCCACATCTCGCCGAGGTGGCTGACGAGCTGCTGAGGTTCAAAGGCTCGGCCATACCCAAATCCAACCTCAGCGCCCACCTTCTTTACATCGTCAATCTCAGACTGAAGGCCCTTGATGATGACCTTGTCGATGTCTGTGGTGGACCCCTGACTGCCTTCGATCACGCCAGCCACGTTGTCAGCCGCGGCCTTCTGCTGCCTCGCAACCATGTCGGTGAACCCGACCTCTCCGGTCGATGAACGGGCCTGGACGTTTGCCGCGCTTGCTGCCTGCTCTGCCTTGAACTGACCGTTGAGGTCGTTAATCCGCTTGTCGTAGAACGAGTCCAAGACGCTGTTGATGGCCTTGTTGGCAAACTCGGTGCCGAAGGAATTCTTCAACTCCGTGTACGACTTACCTGTGGCCGGATCCGTGACGTCGCCACGGAGGAATTTCTGAACGTGCTTGTTTGCCTCAATGCGCCACGTGGTCTCGTATTGCTGCGCCTCGTCCATCTTGTCGAGGGGGAGTCGCTGCTGTCCCGTAGCCGGGTCCATTTGGGTCATGCCGGCAGAAGTCATGCCTTGCATGATTCGACCGACGATGGACTTGCCGTTCGACATGGAGTACGCGGTACCCGCCGTGCTGACCACACCCACGTTCTCCTCAAAGTACTTGCGGAGCTGGATCTGCTGCGGAGTAGGAAGACGGAGGTCATCCATGCGCTGCCGAAGAATTTCCATGTTGTCAACGACACCCAAGTCGATCAGCTCAAAGGTGTCGGTGAAGCCGGCTTCGTTGATGGCATTGCGTGAGTACTGGACACTCTGTGCCAGGGACGTCAGGTTCTTCTGCATCTTGGCCCGAAGTTCGTCCTTGACAACGGCAGGCATGTCCGGGTTTGCCGTGACGATCTTGTCAATGATCGAATCAAGGGCTTGCTGTGCCTTTTCCGGAGTACCGTTGAGTACGGCATCGGACACCTGTTCGTTGAACCCAAGTTTGCTTGCCTCCCTGGAGAACCTGTCCACCTGCTTGTTGACAAGCTGGTCTTGGCGGGTACCTTCGCGGATGAGTTCGTCCATCCGTTCGTCCTTGCGGCGGGCGATCTCCATGAAGAGCGCCGGGTTGTCCCTGATGTAGGACTTGCCAAACCGGAGCTTGGCAACCGACGAGAGTGCTTCGTCGAGGTCGTCGGGATCCTTGATCTGGGAGAAGGCCACAACGGATGCCCCGAGCACGGCCTTGCGGGCGACCGCAGGATCGGTCGTGGTGAGTTGGATGGAGTCGATGGAGCTCTGAGCAGCCTGGTACACGGGGCTCTCCTCAGTCCACGCCCCGTCGCTTATAGCCCCAGTAACGATGGCTTCCGCAATACCCTGCTGGGTACGCTCTAGAGCAACAAAGTCGTTCCGCTTTCGCAGTTCCTGCTGGAACCGCGACTGCATCTCAGCGTTTGCCTCCTGAGCCACCGAGGCAAAGCCGGCAGCGCCGTAGACGTCTGAGGTGACGGCCTCCGCACCGACCATCTCAGACGCCTTCTGAGCCAATTCGTGGAACGGGGTCGGGTTGTCCGGGTCCGTGGCCTGACCCTCAAGGGACGCCAAGGCGTTCCGGTACTTCAACCCGACCGTACGCCCGAAGTTCTGACGAGCCGCAATGAGGAAGAAGGGGTTTGCGCTGTCCGGGGCGTTGTTCTTCCGGATGGCATCCTTGAAGGCGTTGTTGAGAGCAGCCTGCTTCTCTTCCGGGGATGCGTTTGGGCTAACGTCAAGGTTGACCTGGCCGAAGTCAACCGACTGCCCCTGCGCCGCTAGCATCCGCTTGTCTTCCTCGACACGCCGTGCAAGCATCCCTTGGAGTGCAGGGCTGAATGCGGCAAGCGACTCACCGAGCTGCTGGAGTTGGTTCCCCTGGAACTGCTGCCCCGGGGCAGGAAGGATGTTCAGGCTGACCGGGGAGGCCACCGGCTGAATGGCAACCTGGGTGAGGTTGTTCGGTGAGAGTGAGTTTGCCATCAGTACCAACCTCGGTTGATGTTCCGGTAGTAGGGGGACAGCGAATTCACGAACGAGTCTCTGCGGGCGATGCTGCTGTACTGACCGACCGACGACGAAGACCCGCCACCGAACATTGGCATCCTCTCAATGTTCCCATACATATTGACCGTGTTCAGTACGGAAGCACCCGTCTGTAGGAGCGGAGTTGCAATGCTCGGCGCCGTCTGGTTCGGGTATGCCCGGATCATGGAAGACTCGGCCTGCCCACGCATACCAAGCTGCTCCATGTAGAGCTGGCGGTTCCGGAAGTCGTAGTTGATGTCAAGATTCGCCAGGGACTCGTTCTGCTGCCGAGCGAACTCGTTCATCAAACTGTTGACAGAGTTACCCTGAATCCCCGCCTCGCCTGCCTCAACACGGATTGCTCCGAACGCCTGCTCTGCCTGGGACTGAATCTCCTGCACCTGCTGGCTCTTGGCAATCTGCTCTTCCCGCGCACGAACAGCCATCTGCTGGTACTGAATCTGAAGATTCTCGTTTGCCAACCGCTGCGTCTGGTCGTACTGGTACCGCTGGGAATCAGCAGCCTGCTTCTGCCCAACGAACGCCATGCCAGCGCCGGCGGCTGATGCTGCAACCGTCAAAGCCGCCATAGTGCCAACGGCGGCTTGAGCAGCCACCGATGCGCCAAGGGCGGATCCGAGGGGAGCAAGGAATGGAAGGCACATGTCTTAGATTGCCTTTCTGTAGTAGGCGATGCTTACGTCACCTTTGATGATGGACGATGTCCGGACAAACCCGACCCAGATGAGCCAATCGACATGCTTGGTGTTTCGCTCATCGACCCAGTTTCCGACATGCCCATGCTTTGCTGCCAAGGGGCGACAGATGTGGTCGATCCACATGAGGCTCTGTCGCACGAACTCAACAGGGAACGTGAACAGTTCATCCGTACCGAGCAGCCAGATAGTCGCATCGCTGCTCTTGTCGAACCCGGGCGTTTCCGCCTGGGTGACACCAAACATCGCCGCCGGGTTACCGTTGCGGTCAACGACCGTGAGCGGCTGAACGGAGTAGCGGAACCCCGTTGACAAGGAGTCCTTGGGGAGGAGTTCCCATAGATCGCACTCGCGCTGGTCAGCTGCGCGGATGTGGTCTGCGATGTACTCGCAATCTGATTCGATGGATGGCCTGACAAACGGGTTCATACTGCCCTGCTCCTAGTCGTGTAGTTACCCTCAAACGAAGCACTCTGGATCCGACACGGCAGGAACGAGTCGCTGCTGACCGTGATGGTCGCGTCCACGTTCTTGCAATGGATCGGGAACCGGAGCGAATCCGTCTCAAGGAAGGCGGTACCAAGCGTCAGGTCCGCACCGAGCCGGCCCCCGTCAAACACGTAGGAGTAGGACTCCCGGTATTTCGGGGTGACCGTCACAAGGAAGTGTCCGGTCGATTCGTAGGAAATCTTTCCATAGGTCAGTTGGAGGCGTCCGTCGATGATCGCGTCGCCATTGTTCCGTAGGAACGGAGTGGAGAACGTCCATGACATGTCGTACGGGACGCCCACCCAGCCTGACTTACCGTTGAATTGACCGACCACTTCAACATACGTAGACGTCGTAGCGACCACGGCCCGCTGGACCCCGTCAACGACAACCACGGGATTCAAGCCTTCGTAGGAGATGTTGTTTGACGCGGTTGAGAACCTGGTGCAGTTCGTGGACGCACCGGACGTAGCGCCCACAACGTAGATCCGACGGTCAAGATGGACTCCAAAGCCGGCGTCTGCGTCGATGAACCGCCCACCAAAGTCGATCCGCTCGAGGTACGTCTGGGACGCACGGGCAACCACCAGGTACAGGTAGTGGTCGATCCAATCAATCCCAAGGACGGTCGCGCCTGCCCCGAGATCAAACTTGCTCCAGGCAGACTGAATCTTCTCGTTGCCGTTTACGAACCACTTGTAGTTCCACAACCCTGCGTCCGTAAGGATGAATCCCACGGAGTCATGGCTGCTCACGGCAATGGTCTTTGGGTTACCGCTGATGTACGCCGGAGCGTTTGCGGTGAGGTTCATCGCGTCGTACTGCTCTCGAGACGAGATACGGATGTACTCGCGGACGCCCGTGTACGAACCGTTCCGCTGAAGGAACAGCAAGGACCGCCCCGTGGCCTCCGGGCGGCAGACTTCACAGGCGTTCTCAAACTCCGTGGTCTGGATGACCTCCACGCTCTTGGGCGTGAGCGCGGTGTCGCCGCCAGACCCAAGGCTGAACTGAGTCAGCGGGGAGAACAGGATGAGCCGCTCGTCCCAAGGAAGCGCAGACTCAAGGCTTGCGATCTTGGAGTGACCGACCGAAACGTCGATGGGGTCGGAGTCGATGAGCTGCGCGGTCGTTGTCCGGAAGAAGTTGTAGTAGAAGCCGGCCTCGCTCAGGACGACCTTGTCATCTGCAACGAACCCGAGGCGATTCCTAAACAGGAAGATGTCCTTCAACTTGCGTCCAATGAAGGATGGCTTGGGTGCCGTGGTGTCATCGCCTGCGGCCCGGGCAGACCAGGTTGGGGTGAAGCAAGCGAAGTTCCCGTCGCTCCGCCGAGCCAACGCAAGCGGCATCGTTGCGCCGTTGATGGTGGTCGGTACAGAGAATCCGACAGTCTCTTCCCAGAACCCGGACCCGCTTACTCCATCATTTGCAACAAACTGGACGTAGTAGTCGGTGAGGTCCGGAGAGTCAACAGCGGCCCCGACCGCCACCTTGAACCCATGCTTCCCCTGCTTCGGGAGATCCGCAAGTCGTGCGACCTTGCCCTTGGCGCAGCTCATGTAACTACCGCCGGCGGAGTCAGACACCTTCACCGAGAAGTCTGTGGAGGTGTGGGACACAAGCAGCGTTGATCCGTATGAGGTCGCCGAAAGTCCGCTTGTTGCAGTAGCCGCATTGATCGACGTCACCAAAGAGGTGATTACCGCTTCGGTGCTGATGGCGTTTCCGGTAGCCGGCGAGGTGTACGTGTATGAATAAGAGCTGGTGCCGACCTTCAGCGTCACCGTATAGACGATGGAGTACCCAACCTGGATGGCGGTCACCAACGCTTCTTTAGACGCCGCCGATGACGTTGTGGTAGTCATCGCCGTGGTTTGGCTTCTGTTCAGCAGGAACGTGTAGTCAGCGATGGTGACTGCCCGGAGGTTCCCCGGAGAAGCCAGGTATGTCGGGAGAGTGAAGGCCGTATCGCCCGTGAGCGTGGTGTAGACGGACTTCTCAACACCATCAAGCGTGAACACCCGCAGCGCAGTAGCCGTGATCCACACAACGTACCGTTCGGTGGAGTCGCGGTTGATGAAGTGAACGAACGACGGGGTATCCGTCGATGACGAGAGTTTCGCCACATGGTTTGATGGGGGGCGCTTGGTGAGGCCGTCTGTGAGCGATGGGTAGGCGTTCACCTGAGCCGAGAGCTGGGACGGCAGTCGCATCTGGGGCGGCTGCTGCGAAACCCCTTGGATGAGGTTCGGTACCTGGATGGAGATGAGGCTCATGCCCAGCGTCGGTTCCGGTATGCGATGTCGGGGTTGTTGAACATGTTGTAATCCGCCTGCTCCACCTCAAACTCGCGGAGAACCATGAACGCCTGCTGCTCATCCCGCTCGGTGAATCCAACGGCCTTCTCGCTCGAGACCATGCGGGCTGCAAGGGTTCGTCCGCCACGGATCATGCAGTAGCGTCGGGCCGCTTCGGGCATGTCGTTCCAATCAAGGAACATCACGACGGTTAGTTCCTTTACTTCAGTCGTGAACACATCGGTCTCGTTCTCACGGTCCCACAGGTAAGCACCACGCTTGATGAGATCAAGGGTCTCATGGTCAATGCGGACCCAGTTGGTGGGAATGATGATCTTGTTGCTTGCGGTCGGACTCAGCGTCACATTCTTCTTGGTGTTCCAGTACCACTCCCGGGTCATCAGGTCACGACACACCTCATCAAGGATGTTCATGGCGACCGTGACGTCCGCCGAGTTCGTTGACGAGAGGCTTGATACCGGGCTTTCTCCGATGCAGGAAAGCATCGTGTTGATTGCCTGAAGCTGGGTGGTCTCTACCATCGTTGTTCCTTCCAGCCCCCGGGAGGATTAGATCCTGCCCGGGGGCCTCAGAGGGGGGAAAGGAGGAATCCACCTACCCGGGTTTCCCCGGGCAGGCGGTGAGGTTCACTTCAAATCAAGTGGATCAGGTCCACTTCATGCCGATGGCGCACTCCGGGCGCAGGACACCGAAGCCAGCCATGAGCTTCGACACGATGAGGGTGCCCTGGTACTCGATCTTGCGCTCCATCTCAGTAGCGACATCAAGCTTCTTGATGATGCCGATGGCGTCGGCATGACCGCAGACGCCCCAGTACTTCGACAGGTTCGCACCGTAGCCCGCACCATCAGCACCGAACGGATCGTTGATGATGTTGCTGTTGGTGTAGAGGTCCGTCGAGCTGTCGTCAACATTGCGCGGGAACAGGTTGCTCTTGAGCACCTTGAAACCGGCGACATCCAGCGGAGACGCAGAGCCCTGACCCGCGTTTGCCGTGGGAAGGTCGCTGTTGAAGTCACGGCTGAAACGGAAAGCCGTGCCCGACGAACCAGCCGTAGCAATCAGCGCGTTGTACTGCTCGGGACGAAGGATGCAGAAACGACCATCTTCGGGGACATCCTTGTTGTCGAACTTCTCCTGCGCGGTGTACAGGGAAGTAAGGATTTCGCCGCCCGTGACCGAGCCGGTGGTGCCGGAGGTGATCGTCTCGCCTGCAAGCGCCGTACCGTTACCCGAGGTATTGCTGATCGGGTTGGTTGCGAGAGAAGCGGCAACCATCGTACGCATGGCGAAGCCGTCCATCGCGCGGGCGAGGGCGTAGCCAAGCTCGGTGGCGATGGGACCACGGACATCCCAATGGTTGAGCAGCTCATCGACGTCATGGATCAGCGTGTTCGCCGTCAGCATGTTGTCGATGTTGATGACGCGCTCACCGTACTTGAAGTCAGAGAGCATTCCGGCAGCAGACTCCAGGATGTTCTGGCCGGGGGTGTGCCACTTGGCGGACGCCTTGCCGTAGATCGGGAAGGTCGCGCTCTTACCGACCGCGATGGAGCGGTTGCGGACGAGCGGAGCGAGGACGAGCTTCGTGGAGAAGTTCGACAGGATCTCGCCAGAAAACACCTTGAGGAACAGTTCCCGACGATCCGAACCGTCGTTGTTACGACCAGTACGGTTTCCAGTAAAGTTGAATTCACCAGCCATTGTGGTGACTCCTTATGTAACTATTGCGTTGGCAGTACGGGTCGGTCCGTGGCCATGCGAAATCAACGCCAGGGGTATCCCACGCATGGGGCCTTGGCGGACATTGCTGCCCAATCTGGACGTCATCCGCATGATCCTGCCAGGATCACACGGAAGTAATAGACAACGGCTCCGTTTGGAACCGCTGGCTTGTGGAAGTTTATCTTCCGGTTTTGCGAGTCTTCGCCGGAGCAGTCCGATGACTACTCGGCTTTGCGTTCGCTGCCTGCGCCGCCGTCTTGCGGACGATGCGGGCAAACTCTTTGTTCTTTCCCTTCTGCATCTGTACTTCTCAGAAGTTCAGCTTCTTGGACTTGCAGGCCCAGTAGCCGGTGACAAATCCTGCGGCGAGGATGATGATGGCGAGGAAGATGTCGTTGAGCATTCGGTGAGTTCCTTCTTTGCGTCTACGAACGCCCTGTTCCAAACAGGGTCCGTCCGTTTACTTGCGATCCATTCCCTGACGTTCTCTGGCTTTCCGTCATCCAGTACCGATGCGGCCAGACGCGCATCGTTCCGTGTCTTCACAGGGATCCACCCGAGAACGGCTTTCAGGGCTGACCCCAATCCGGTCTGGGCAAGCACGATGACCGTGGCAACACAGACCACCGCGATGGCCATGTAGGTGAGCATGGTCATCCATGCAGGAGTCTTGTCCTGCACGTTGGCAACGTCCGTGTTGATCTTGGTGGCCAAGGCGTCGATCCGTGACGCCCTGCTCACCACCTCCGGATCATTGGTCTCACGACCATGCTCAATGAGGGCATGGGCCTCGGTTCGGATGTCACCTGAGGAAGACGAGATCCGCTGCGTGGAGCTGCATCCTGCAACCAACACAAGGCAGATGATGGCGATTCGCATCAGTCGGCAAACTTGGTGACAGCCATGCGACGGACGACATCCTGACGGAACGAAGGATCCGTCTTGTACCGGGGGTCGGCCATCATGGAGATCATTTCGGATTGGCTTCTGAAACCCACCTGGCCGATGGTCGGCTTGCCTTCAATTCGGTTGGGTGGACGATTACCGCTTGCCTGGTATCGGGCGGCAAGGGTGGAGATGGCAAAGCCTGCCGCCTTCATGTCGCCTGATGCCATGATTGCGTTGTACGCCTCCTGTTCGTCAGCCGGGAGGTTCTGCGTGGCCCATTCGACCACCTGCTGGAACGACTCACGGCCACCGACCTTTGCGTACACCGACTCTACCTGCCGTTCGGCAAGAGACTTCTGGCCTTCAATGTAGGCATCGACAATGTCCTTGGACAGCCCCATCTTCTGGAGCTTCCCATAGGAGTCTTCGGAAAGCGTGTTGTTGGTGCGGAACTCGGTGACGAATTCGCTCAGGGCATCCTGACCGATGGTCTTGGCAACCTCCTGTTCGGTGGGTGCCTTGGGGTCCTGCGGCTTCTCTCCGAGCTTCTTCTGAAGTTCCAGGTATGCCTTCTCGAGGTCCTTGGCGTCCTTGAATTTCCCGGCAAGCGGAGCCGGCGAGTCGGTGGATGACGGCAGGTCGCCCGAAGGAACCTGAGCGTCTTCGATTCCGAACTCGCCGGCAGGCTGCTTGGCCTGTTCCGCTGCCTGTTGTGCGGCATCAGCGAGCGCGATGAATTTCGCGTCGTTGGGGCCGACCGATGTGTCAGTTGCGATGATGGGTGTCGATTCAGCCATTCTGAGTCATCTCCTGTCCCTGTCCCTGCTGCTGCATCTGCTGTGCAATCAGCTTCGATCCGCCCTGGACCACCGAAGGACCAAGCTGCTGGACCATTGCCTGCTGTTGTGCGGCCTGCTGCTCGGCCTGCATCTGCTCCGGGCTCTTGACGAGTCCGTTGAGATCAAGACCGAGGCTCGAGGCGCGGCGCACCAAGTAGCCCTGAACGTCAAGGTATTGCGCGGCAACCTGCGGACCGATGGTGTCCCGGATGCCGGCCATGAAGACGTCAAGCTTCTGTAGGTCCTGACCCCGGCCAAGGGCGTCGAGACCCGTGACGATGATCGGGCGAACCACACCCTTGGGGAACTTGCGGAGCTTCTTCCGCTTGATCATCTGGCCCATGACCAGGTTCACAAGCGGGGTGCTCAGTTCGTCGCTCAAGGTGGCGAAGACGCCGCCGAGGGCCGACTCAAGTTCCGAAATCATTGCGCGGATTTCGGTCGCCGTCACTCGCTCACCGCTGCGCTGGACCGCCGTGTTCAGCAGGAACGCCTGTCCAAGCCGTTCCTTGATTCCGCCCATAGTCTCAAGAGCAACCCGGAAGTCGTTGTACTTCTCAACCTGGAGCACCCCGACATCGTCCGGGTTACCCTCGCGGATGGCTCCGTTGGGGGCGTCCTGAAGGGTGCGGGACGAAGTCAGGCCGTTCGGGTTCACCAAGAACAGGATGCGAGAGGCGGCAAGGCTTGCCTCCACGATGCTGCGGGTGAGACCTTCAAGGGAGATCAGGTCGCCGAGGTACTCCTCTACGAGACCACGCCCGTAGTCCTCGTCGTACACCCGGTTCCACCGGAGGACAACGTAGGGCAGATCGTCGAACGAGTAGGTGGTCCGGGAGTCCGGAACCTCAATGTTGCAGACCTCCTGCCAGGCTTCGTAGTTCTTGTCCCGGCGGATGACGATGGTGTAGACATCCACGGGCTGATCGTTGCCGTGGTAGTCCATCCCCGTGGCTTCCCGGATGTAGGCCGGGAGCGCAGAGAACTGGATGGAGTCACAGGTGACGAGCTGGAGAATGTTCTGAGATGCGTCTCGGTTGATGGCGTAATTGGTTAACCCACGGAACCGCCATTTCCCGGCAGGGGTCAGCTCAAGGAGACCGTTGCCGCAGATCAGGAGGTGACGCATGGCCTCGTAGAGGATCGGGCGGGTCTGCATCCGCTCAATCTCTTCCATGATCTCCTTCTCCATCTCAGAGAAGGCATAGTCAAGTTCCCCGAGCATCTCCTCAGACTGAGCCTGGCGCACAACCTCACGGTTCATGGTGAACCGGAAGAACGGGGTGTTGGGGGGCAGCAGGGACAGCAGCAGCTTGGCCGCAAGGTTGTTCACTCCGCGGGCGCCGAGGCTGTTGTAGGGGGTCGGGAGGGCAGTCACGGAACCCGTACCGGCGGGCGGGTAGATGAACGGGAGGGTGAGCTTTGCCCCCTCACGCGCTCGGTTGATGTAGGAGAACTTCTCCGACTCAAGCCGGGTCCAGAGTGCTTGTCCGTTTTCCATCAGGTTCCTGGGATCTGCGCCCCGGCCTTCATTGAGCTGTTCGACATCATCGGGATCGTCAGAAGGTCAAGACCGTATCCGCCATCAACGCGCTTCGACCGGGCCAAAGCAGTTGGAGTCATGGACTCGGTCATCTTCACGGGAGCCGGGGGTGGTGCCGGCGGCGGGCTAGGCTTCGGGATGCTGGGACTGCACACGGGTTGCTCTCTCCTGTTGTTCTTTGACGATGCGCTCGATGAACTGGACGACAGACCAAGCACCGAGCCGATGCCAGATAGCACGGTCCGAGTCATCAAGGGAGGGGACGGGCACCGGGAACCGCTTTTTCAAGGCGTCCACAAACGTCGGGTGGACAAAGGGAAGGTCGTCAGGTGCCATTCTGCTCCATAGGTGCATTGAAGGACTCACCCATGTCGTCTAGGGAGGTGGGCAAAGAGCCGTCCTTGATCCGCTCAAGGGTCCACACATACGCGGCAATGTTCCAGCGGCAGGCCAAGAGGTGAGGCTCGTCCCGCAGGCCCATCATGTATTTGGCAAGGTGGCGGCAGGCAGAATCCAGGTAACGGGACAGAGGTTGCCCCTTCTCCCAATTCCGGTCCCCGTACTTCTTGGCACCGAGCTCCATGTACTTGGCGTCCTGCCACAACACGGACCACGGCAGGAGGTCGAACCTCCCCTTACCGTCCCGAGTATCCCGGCGGCTCCCTGTTTCCCAGGTCTGACGGTCACCCGAATCCTTGAGCGTCATGCCGTCCTGTTGATGGTCAGGCATTGTCGTCCGCCTTGTAGCAATCCCAGCAACGATGTCTCGCGTATTCGCTTGGTCGCAGTCCACCGTTGGTGAATATTTCGTGGCATAACTCCCGCCTCGCCTCGTCGCGCTCGGCGGTGAGGGTTGCGTTCTCCTGCCGCAGTCGCTTGTTTTCCTGCCATGCCTTTTCGAGCATCGAAACTGCCTCGGTCGGAGTCATCTCTACGATCACTTCTCCTTCGCACCCCATCAACGTAACGGGGCAGGAAGCATCAATCGTCTTTGGTTTCTTCTTGCTCACTTGCCGTCCTCCTGTGGAAAG